TGATGAAGCTGATGCCGTTGACGGTGTTGTCCACCTTGTCGGCGATTCCATTGAGACGTGCGACGAGGTTGGAGTTGAAGATGCCGACGGCTGCCCCGCTGACCTGCTGGTCGCGGATGGTCTGCTCTATGGCGTATATGACTCCGACAAATTCCCGCGTCTGGTACGTCCGTTTCTTCTTCATGGCGTTCCAGTCGCTGATGTTGGCAAAGAGGCAGAAGCCGTCGAGGGTGTAGGGTCGCTTGGCGGTGAACACAGTCTCGTCGCTCTTTGCCTCGCTGCCCTTGCCCGTCTGCTTCGCTCCGACGAGTTTGCGCTTGCTGGTCTCTATCGGGTTGGCCTCGCACCACGCGAAGTATTTGTCCGCTATCTCTGCAAGTTCCAGCGGTGTCTTGAACTTCGGCGGCCTGCCGACCTTTGAGGCGATAGTGTCTTTTGTCATGTCGTTATCCTTTCCGCTTTGTTGCCCGTCAGCTTTTCCCAGCGGGCTATGATTACGTCGCAATAATGCGGGTCGAGTTCCATCATGTAGCACTTGCGGCCTAATTGTTCGGCTGCAATTAAGGTTGTCCCCGTGCCGCCGAAAAGGTCTAACACGGAGTTTTCAGTAAACAATTTGATTGCTTCGGCAGCAAATTCAACGGGAAAAGTCGCGGCGTGTTCTTTGGCGTACTCGTTACCCGATGCGTTTTGTGTTTCTATGATGTTTCGACCACACCCAGCCTGCCATTGTGGATGACTGAAACGGCGCAAGCCGTCTTTATTGAAGCAGAAAATAGGTTCGCATAAATGCGAGACCATTCCCTTTTGTGATTTCATCCCCAAAGGCAAACATGTTTTTTTCTTCCACGTTAGTATTTCAAAGAAATTGTCCTGAAATTCTTGTAGCATTGCAACAATCCCTTTTTTGCTATTTGATAACACGCCAATATTGAAAAGGACGTCATCGCAGTGTTCAAGACCATTTTTGCATGATTTTATCAAAAGCGTGGAATAATTCTCGTCGGAAAGGTCATCCGAATATTCATTGTAGGCTTTTCCAGCCTTCATCGCTATATTCGGAACACTTGCCCATGCGTCGCCTTTCCCCCCCATGTTATATGGCGGAGAAGAGAAGCAAATGTCCGCCTTTTCCCCGTCCATGAGCAGAGCCACGTCTGCTGCGTCGGTGCTGTCGCCACACATAAGGCGGTGGTTGCCGAGCTTCCAGATGTCGCCTTTCTTGCAGACGGTCTCCACGGGCTTGTCGGGGTCGAAGTCGTCCTCTTGGGCTTGGCGTTGCGGCTCGGGCAGCTCCATCCCCCACGCCTTGGCGAGGTCGTCGCCGAGGGTCTCCTGCACCTTGTCGAGGTCGATGTCGATGCCTTTCAAGGCGGTCATGTTGTCGGCGAGGGCCAACTCGCGCCCTTCGGGGCTGTCGAGGGTCAAGTCCTTGCGCTTGACGACGACGAGTTCCGTGCCGTCGGTCTCCACGACCTTTATCTTCTCCATCCCGATTGCGGCTGCGGTCTCCACCACGCCGTTGCCAGCGATGATGTTGCCGTCCTTGTCAACGAGGACGGAGCGACCCGCGCCGAACTTGCGCAGCGAGTCTTCCAAAAGTTTCTGCCCGAACTCCGTATGCCTATTGAAATTGTCGGCATCGGGTGTCAGGTCGTCGATGGTCTTTAATGCTTTTTCACTCATATCGTTGTGGTTTTGTTGTGTTTTCGCTGCAAAAATAGTTACAAATTCTCATTGTGAGAACATTTTTGTACAAAAAAGCGCGGGTGACGCTGTGAAACGCCACCCGCACCAACAAAACATGAAAGGGTAAATTGCCCAGCGGTGCTGGGTGTTTCATCCGAACAAATCCATTTGTGGGTCTTGGGTCTGGTATTCTTCTATGGCCTTGTCAAGTTGCCGCTCGAGCTGTTTGCTCTTGGTGAGGTCGGCTTGGTTGTGGAACTTGAACCACGACTTTTGTGCGGCTCGCATTTCCTTCGCCAGGTTGATGATTTCGTCTGCTGTCATTGTCATGCCCTCCCTAATGATACAAGTATGGCCTTTCGTAGCCTGTCGTTCTCGTCCTTCCAGTCGAAGTTGTCGAGCATCCATTTTCGGTAGCCTTCCGGGATGTCCTTCACCATAATGCCTTTGTGTTTTCCAAAAGGCATGAGCATGGTGGGGTCGCCCTTGCGCTTTGCGGCTCGCTCCGCTGCCTCTCGTTCCTGCTTTGCAACATCTGTAGCGTCGATGGTGCCTATTTCGTGTATCGGCATTCCAGAAAGGAGGCGGTCGTCGGTGCCGAACATTCGCCACATTCCGCTTTGTCCCTTCTCGAAGCGGATGTCCTCGACGCGTCCGAAGCGGTCGTAGTTGCCTCCGAGGTCGACGATGAGCGCGTCCCGCTTGCCCGGGTCTATTCTGGTGGCGCGTCCGACGATCTGGTAGTAGAGCGCGATGGACGCGGTGCTGATTCCGAGGATGATGCAGTCGATGCCTGTGTAGTCGAAGCCTGTGGAAAGAACCCGCACGTTGAAGATGGTACGGATGCGTCCCTGCTTGAAGCGGGTGATGATCTGGTCGCGCTCCCGCTTGTCCATGTCTCCGTAGACGGCTGCCGAGTCCGGGTACTTGGCCGCGAATGCCTTGGCCTCATCGACGGAGGGGACGAAGCAGAGAATGTGCTGCCGTCCGCAGGTGGCCAGCGTCTGCCGTATCTGCGAGGTGATGTCGTTGGCCTCGTATGCCCTCTGGACGCTCTCCTCGGTGTATTCGCTCTTGGTGCTGTTGAAGATGAGCAGCGTGCCGTCGAATGAGCCTGTCTGGTATTTGAGCGGCGACCAGAATCCGAGGCGCACCATCTCTGCTGGCTGGGCGACGTGGATGATGTCCTTGAAGAAGTTGCCCTTTGCGCTCTTGCTGGTCAGCATGACGAGCTTGGAGTAGCGGTTGCCGTCGCGGTCGGTGTTGTTCTGGAGCTTGATGGGCGTGGCGGTGATGCCGAGGACGTGGGTGATGCCGCTGTCGGCGAGGAAGGTGCCGAGCATGGAGTCCGCTTCCCTCGGGTAAAGGTGCGCCTCGTCGATGATCATCTTGGTGAAGCCGAATTTCTTGAAGGTGGCACCGATGTTCTTGATGCTGCCTATGGTGGCGTAGGTGATGCGCCCGATGGACTTGCTGTTGAAGCTCGCGCTGTAGATGGAGGCGTTGCAGTCGTAGTCTCCGCAGAGGGTGAGGTACTTGATGTAGTTCTGCTCGAGGAGTTCCTTGGAGGGCTGCAGCACGATGATCTTGTCGTTGGCTTCCTTGGCGACGAAGGCGGTGAGGATGGACTTGCCCCATGCCGTTGGCAGGACGATGAGGCTGGGCTTCGGGTTCTTTTGCCGGAAGAAGTCGATTGCCTTGTTGATAGGCTCTTCTTGGTTGGGTCTCAGTTTGATCATATCAATCCTCCTTTGGTAATTTTTCCAATTCACTCAATGGAATCCAACGTCCGCCAGATTCAAGGTTTTCACCCTCGATACGAGCAGGTATTGCTTGATAACTATTGTAGAATCTCCTCCATGTCGGTAGATTCTTTTCCATCTCCGACTCTAAATACTCACGGATGTTGTTTGCTATTAAACGCAGATCGTTCTCGTTGAATCCGTCTTGACAGGCGATTATATGAGACGCAACTAAGTCCTCAAAATCCGTCAGTTTTGTTGATTTGTCTGAGATGACAAAAAACGGTTTTTCTTTCTCCAGTTCCGCAATAAGACGGTCGGCGTATCGCACCGAGGCCTCAATTACGCTTTTCTCTGTGTAGTTAACCCCTTCGGATAGTATTCCTTGCATAGCCTGTCCTGCATAGATGTAGCGGAACTCTTCTTTCTGGTTGATGTTCATTTCTGGCCTCCTTTCGGTTTGTGCATAATGCACCCAATTCTGGTGTCGTGTATGTATCTGTTATAATAGCCGCAGAAGTCGTGGCGCGGCCATGTGATTGAGTGGTTCTGGCAGTTGTCGCAGTTCTGTGTCATTGCTCGCCTCCTCTCTTCCTTGGATTGCACTCGTAGTAGCGTTGCCGCCATTGCTCAGCATAGGCTTCGGTGGCGTTCTCTGGTTTGACGTAGATGGTGGTTCGGCTGTCTATTCTCAGCGGTACCAGCTTCTCTTCGTTCCGTCTCTGCTTGCGGGGCTTGTAGTCGCCTTGGGCTTGGAGGGCGCGGAGTTTGATGAGGGCTTTCTGCTCATCCTCGATGTAGGCCACGACGTAGCCGTTGGTGTTCATGCCTGCCCTTATGATCTGGCCGAGGAACGAGGTGCTGCATCCGATTTTGGCTGCTGCCTTGGTGATGCTGGGTGTCTCGCTCCGGGTGCCTGTGGCGATGTCGTAGATGACGCATCGGCGGCTGTAGCAGGTCTTGGGTTTGGGTTTGACTCTCATTCTTCTTCCTCCTTGATTAGGGTTTGTTTCGCCTTCTCGATTTCGTCGGTGCTGCAGCGCAGGTAGCCGATGAAGTAGTAGTCCTCGCCTCTCCGGGTGAAGGTTCCGTAGAGCGGTCTGCCTTCGTGGTCATGCGAGTGTGCCTCGCCGACTTGGAAGGTGTCGCGGTTGCTGTAGATGGGAGGAACGCCGCAGAGCATGTCCCAATAAATCGAGGCCTCCACTTTTTGCCCGGGCTGGGCTTTGAAGTCGCGGTCGTTGTGCCAGTCCTGTACGGTGTATGTGTTCATGGCCTGTCCTCCTTGGTTTTGTCGATGAGGAAGATGTCCCACACCAGAATCTCGGTGTGCGTGTGGGTGTCGCCGAGGCGGTCGGTGTAGTCGTGGTTCCGCAGGCTGCCGTCAATGGCCACCCGCTTGCCTTCCTTCACGTTCTTGACGATTTGCTTCGCCGTCTCTCCTGTGGCCACGCAGTCGAAGGTGTTGGTGATGCAGGTCTTGTTGACGCTGTCCTCGACCACGATCTTGAAGGTGGCCTGTCCTCTCTCGGTGTCCATGATGGGCTTCGTTGTACGGCCTATCAGCATCACGCTGTTTCTCATGGTACTCATTGCACGATCTCCTTTCCTTCGATGACTGCCACGGTCTGCTCTCCCCAGAGCTTGATTGCGAGGTCGAGGTTCTTTTGTGCCTCGTTCACGGCCTTCTTCGCGTAGGTCAGTGAGTAGGCGTGTTCCCTCTGGTACTTGCCGGATTTGAGGCCTTCGTGGTATTCCTTCGCGGTCTCGAGCTTGTGCTGGTAGAACTCGATGCTCTCCGGCATCGAGAGGTCGATTTTGTCTTCCATCCTCCGCCAGTATTCGGCCTTGGATTCGTGGGCTTCGGCCTTGTGCATTTCCTCGACCGATTTGTCCATCGCAGCCCATGACTTCTTGATGGCTGCCCGGTGCGTGCCTTCGGAGTGGTGTCCCACGTGGATCGGCTGGCCGAAGGGTATTCCTGCTACTGCGCTCTCGGAGCGTTGGAAGGCTTCGTTGGAGCGTTCATGTGCTTTGTCAGCCCATTCCTCGTATCGCTCTGCCTTTGCCCTTGCGCGTTCCTGTGAGTTGAAGCCGTCGGCGCGGGTGATGCTGTAAAGGTAGAGGCCGTTTTTCATGCCGAGGTAGTTCCAGACGATGCACTCGTTCTCTTTGCCGTGCTTCGTCTCCACGATGATTTCGTCGCCTTTCTTGTGGGTCTCTGTGCATTGTGCGACCCAGACGTTCGGGCAGTACTTGGTGTAGGTGTTCATTGTGTTTGTCCCTTTCTGTTTGTTGTTTGTTGTTGTGGTTTTGCTTTTTGTGTCCCTTGTAACACGATGCAAATATAACACTTTATTTTGAAATGCAAGCATTATTTCGTGAAATATTTCACTTTTTTCGTATTTTTTTCACTTTTTTTTCGTCAGTCTTGGTGCAGGTATTCGTTGACGGTCTCGATGAAATCGTCAATGCTGCGGATAACTGCGTACTTTCCTCCGTCGGCCTCCATCTTGCTCTGGTAGGTTTTCTGGTTGGCCGTCTGTGTGTTTTTTCCTGCCTTTAGTTCGAGGGCGAGGTAGGAGTAGGCTCCGCTTCGGTGCAAAAGGATAAGGTCGGGAACGCCAGCCCTTACTCCCATGGCCTTGAACTTGGCCGCTTCCTTGGCGTTCCTCTGGCCTCCGTTGGGGACGTGGAAGAGTGCCCAGCTGAGGTGTCCGTACTGGAGGTCGAACCATTGGACGCAGGATTTCTGCAGTGTGTCTTCGATGTATCTCTTCATTTGGCTGTGGCTATTATGATGACGGCGAGCCAGAACAGGGCGATGGCCACGAGCGTCCAGAAAATCGGGGCGCAGCCTTTTATGTCGTGGTATTCCTCGCTGATGTGGATTCTGTCCTGCTTGCTCATTGTTGTTCTGTGTTTTGGGTGAGTCTGGCTTGGGTGTATTTGGCGAGGGCTTCGTGGAAGGCGTTCCGCTCTGCCTTGGTGTCGGAGCTGCTACGCTCGTAGGGGTCGAGGCGTTGGTACTCGTTCTGGTGCCACCGCTCGTATTCGGAGCATTTTTCCGCGATGTAGCCGTCTATCCATGCGATGATGTCGGCTGAGCCGATGCCTCCGTAGAAGCTGCCGTAGTTTCCATTCTTCGCCCGGTCGAAGATGATCCGCAGGTCTGCGAGGGTGATGTCGCAATCGTCCTCGAGAAGGTGGTCGACAATGAGCGGGGCCGTGGCGATTATCATGCCGTCGTTCATCGGGCGGGCGAGGTTGAGTACAAGGTTCAGCTCCACCATCTGGAGCTTGACCATCACCACCATCGCGTTGGTGCCGAGTTCGCGCACCACCTTCCGTACCGTTGGCGCGTAGGCTTGGCCGCTCTTTGACAGCTCGACGCTCTGGCGCGGCGTGTGTATGACCGCCGTCGCCTCCCTGATGTATTTGGGCGTGAGCATCTCGGTGGTGAGGGGTTTTGCCTTGTCAAACACCGCCACCGAGCTGGCGGGCGAGGTCTTCGAGGAACTCGTCACTGACCCCGTAGGGGTTGGGCGCGTTGCCACCTCTCTTGTTGTTTCCTGATCGTTTGTTTCCATTTGTCGCTGATATTATTCGTTGGTATAGCTGGTTGAACTGCTTGGCGAGCAGCGAGGGCGTGAACCTCTCGTTTAGCCACTGGTCGCCGAGGCGGTACACCGCTTCGAGGAATTTCGTGATGTTGTCCGGCATCTCGGCGGGGTCGCTCTCGCCGCCGCCTTCGCTGATTTTGTCGGCGATGCTGTCGGCTATCCTTTGGACGGCCTCGCTGGTATTCTCCTGCCAGAGGAACTCGGTCTTGAAGGTCTTACGGTAGAAGTCGGCGAAGGCGACGTCGTTGGCGTTGAGCGGAGCGTATTTTTCCTCGCGCGTGCGCGGTGTGTGAGAATTAATATTCTTTTCTTCTTCTTGAATTATTATATTCTTATCATTCTTATTAATATAAGGTTGGGGAGTTGGTTGGGGAGTTGGTTGGGGAGTTGGTTGGGGAGTTGGTTGGGGAGTTGGTTGGGGAGTTGGTTGGGGAGTTGGTTGGGGAATAATTCCCGAACCTTGATATTTACTGAATTGTTTTATAGTAATTTTAGTTCCCGCTGTGGTTGCTTCCCTCTTTATCTCTCCGCTTTTTTCAAGGGTGTCAAGTGCCTTGCGTATGGTCTTTGGGTCAAGTCCAGTGCTTTGATGAATGGTTTCGATGCTTGTAAACAACTCTCCACGGTGTATCTTGCGACCGTGCCACCATGCGTCACAGATATTGGCTGACAACAGCAAATCCAACCACACCAACACGACTGTCGGCTTTTGATAGTGTTGCCACCTCTTGAGTTTCCTGAAGGTCTTTATCCAAGTTTCATCTTCCATCGTTTTTCCTTTCTTTGTTTGTGTGTGTATGTCTTTTTCATCAATTGAACGAAGAGCAGACCTTCCTCTTTGGTCATCTGCCTTTTCAGGTTTGACTTAATGACTTTTTGTAGGATTATTCCAATGATTCGCGGATTGCACTTTAATTTCCAAACCCAATCCACGTTGATATAGCAGTAATCTCTCATTGTTGCGCCCTCCTTGAAATTTGGTCGGTGATGAAGTTGTAGGCCACGCCCACGGCTGCGTCCTTGCGCAGCTCCGCGACGTGTGCCGTGGTGATGTCTCCGCGCTCGAAGCGTGCCACGCAGCGTGCCAAACGTCCGAACTGGGCGTTGGTGAGGTGGTCGGTGAAGTCGAGCCAATCGGCCATGAAGGTGATGGTGGTTGCGGTCTCTCCCTGCTGTCTCTTTGCATTGCGTTTCATATTGCGTGATTTTAAGCGATGCGGCACAAGAAAAGCGGGGTGCCACTTCCCACTGCTTAAGTCATCACGCGTGACCGCCTTACCTATTACGGGCAAGACATGGGGTTTGCACTCCGCTGGTATTGTTGCAACGCTCTGGGCAAAATAAATGCCCGAAACGCTCTGCATTACGGACGCTGAATGCGTCACACGTGTTTGACTTAAGCGTTGCAAATATACGATATTTTTCTTTATGCCATGCATTTTGGGTCAAATTTTTTCAAAACAGATTGCATTGGTAATGCGTCAAAACCTTTTCACGGGCCAGCTTGCAGAAATCCTTCTTTATCTCAAACCCGTAGGCGCGGCGGTTGGTCTGCATCGCAGCCCGTAAAGTGGTGCCGCTTCCAGCGCAGGGGTCGATGACGACGTCGCCCTCGTCGGTGAAGATACGGATGAGTTCTTCGAGGAGCGGGACGGGCTTTTGGGTCGGGTGTACCTTTGGCGTCAAGGTGTCACGGGGCCAGTCGAAGCAGTTGAATATCATCCTGCCCTCATTGTTGAACTTCGGCAGTTTGTCCTTGTAGAGAACGAGGCCGTATTCGCAGTTGCCGACGATTTTCATGTTGGCCTTCAGCACTTGGGCGGAGAAGTTCTTTCGGAAAACCAGCGGGATATATCTTTTGAAGCCGTATCTCTCGCCGAGTTCGATGTAGTAGTGCAACTGCTCAAAGGCGCAGAACAGCACCATGCACGGGGCTTTGGATTTCTTGCGCCCGCTCTCGCCGATGGTCTCCTGCTCCGCCTCGGCATCCGTCACGCCCTGCTTCGGCTCCTTGACCAGCATCTGGCTGCAAAAGTGCATGAACTCGGCAGGTCGGAAATCCTTGTCGGTGTCAAAAAATTCCTTTCCCGCAAGTTCCGATTCGCCGTTTTTGTTGTCGCCGTCATTGTACCATGCTGGATTGCTGGCGTAGGCGTTCTTTCCAAGGTTATATGGCGGGTCGGCGATGATGAGTTGCGCGTGCGGGATGCCATACACCTTGAAATTCTGGAAATGGTCGTTAAACAATTCTATCCTTTTCATATTGTCCGATTTTGCTGTTGGTGGAAGCGTCGGGAGTCGAACCCGTCCCGTTTCACAATCGCAAGTGACAGCGGCTTGCGCGGTGTGTCTCCGATGTGCTTCCAAAAACCTCACGCGGCCCTCACGGGTGGCGGAGGGGTGGCCGTGCCATGAGAATGAGCTATCCGTTTTGCACGGCCCGTGCTTTTTCCTTTGTAGCAGTCGCGGTCTTCCCACGCTGTTTCTTGATGAAGAGCCGGGCGAGTCTCTTGGCCTCGTCGTCCCGCCAGCTGCCGGAGGGGTAGGCGAGCCTCTCCAGCAACCGCATGGCGGTGTGCCATTCGCGCTCGGATGGCATCTTGCTCGGTGTGTCAGTCTTCCTTGTCACTTTTGGCGATTAGGATTGTCTGGAAGCCTCCGTTCTTGATGGTGTCGAGGAGCTTCTTGGTGATCTTGACCGGGAGCTTCTTCAGTCCGCAGCTCACCGTCCTCTTGGTGGTGTGGACGGTTCCGCTGTCCTCGTCGAGGAAGTCTTCGAACTCTATCCTCTGCGGGTCGCAGATGATCTGGCGGCCTATCAGCTCCTCCTCCGCCATGTCAGCCACCTTCACCACGTCGAAGGTCTTCTCTTTCTTGAAGTCCTCGATGCCGAAGAGGTCGCGCATCGATTTCTCGTTGACCTCGGCTTGGAAGAAGAGGCCGCTCATGTCGTCGTTGCTGGCATAGCCGACGTAGGCCAGCACCAGCGTGCCGTCCTCGAGGTGGTAGTAGAGGTTCTTGTCGCTCACGCTCACGCGGATGGTGTCGGTTCCAGCGAGGCTGACGCTCTTGCGGTTGTCCTTGATCATCTGGGCTTTCTCCATGATGCGGTCGTCTATCTCGTCGAGGGCTGCCTGCGCCTGTTCCTTGCGTCGCTTGATCTCGGCCTTCATGCGCTCCTCGAAGGCGAGGGCGGCGGCCACCTCGTTGGCTGCGTCTATGCGCTCGTTCTCTACGATGTCGGTGATGGATGTCCGCAGCTCCTGCAGCTCCTCCTCGGAGAGGGCGCGGGTGGCTCCTGTCCCCTCAGCGGTGGCGAAGATTCCCGCCTTGGCCAGCGTCTGCATGGCCTCTTCCATGGTGGCGTAGCGTCCGAGGTTGTTCGGCAGGTAGCCGAACTGCTCCCCGATGATGAAGTCGGAGTCCACGTCGGTGGCCACCTCCACGGTTGCCGGGGCTGCAGCCTGTTCGTCGGCTGCGAATATCTTGGTGTCCGTGATCTGTTCGCGGCGGCTGTTGAGCCACCAGATGAACTGCTCGAGCATGGCTCGCAGTGCCTCGGTGCTTTCCTCGTGGTTGTAGGTGTAGTATTCCGGGATGACCTCTCCGCTGAGGGCGGGCTGGGTCTTGGTTCCTCCCTTCCACTTGATCACGCGGTACTCGAAGCCTTCGACCTCGTGGCCGCTCTCGACGAGGCAGTAGGGGTAGATGTGCCTCTGCCACTTGCGCTCGAACTTGAGGAAGTCGTAGCTGCCTGTGGTCTTGAGGTCGATGACTTGGTTGAGTCGGTATTCGTCGATGTAGCCGTAGAGTTCCACGGTGCCTGCCTTGGTCTCGATGGTGGCCTTGGTGAAGAGCTGCGAGACGCTGCCTGCGAGTCCTTGGGCGACCTCTTCGCAGAAGGCGCGGTCGTAGGTGAAGGTGAAGCCGTGGTACCGGGCTGTGATGGTGTCGTCGCCCATCTCCACCTCCATGTCCTCGTGTTCGCACTGGCGGTCTGCGAGAATCATGTCCACGACCTCGTTGAAGCAGGTGCCTTTGTCGGCTGCCTCCCATGGCTCGTGCGGGACGCGGTTGATGGTGTCGATGAGTTCCTGTTCGAGCTTGTCGGCCATTTCGTCCGGGGTGAGTAGGTAGTCGCCCACCTCAGCGTCCTGGTACTGGCCTTTCTCCTTCGCGCTCTCGCTGACCTTGTTCCAAGGCTCCTCGGCTGCTATCTGGTAGTCGAGGAACTCTTGGAACTTGTCAAGGAGCGAAGGGTAGATTTTGAAGTCAATCCTTGGCTGGTTCATACGCTCCCTTGATTTTGTTGTAGACGATTCCGACCTTCTTGGCCTGCTTCGCTATGAGCTGGCTGGCCATTTCCTTGGAGTTGAAGATGTGCTGCATCTTCATGATCTCCGCCACGACCTCGTTGGCGGTCTCGGCGTTCTCGATGCATTCGACCTTGCCCTCGATGCACTGCATGAGGTCTTCGTAGTCGCTGACCCTCTCTTGGTCTTCCTTGCGCTTCTGGAAGTAGGCGGCTATGGTCTTGGTGAGGAAGTCGTTCTTGCCTGTGGCCTCGCCTTGCGGGTTGACGGTGGCGGGGAGCTGGATGGGCGACGGCAGACTGCAGGTGTTCTTGGCGTAGAACTTGCTGCTGGGGTTGAAGGCGATGGCGCGGTACATGTCGTTGCCTTCGCCGTAGGCCTCCATGTAGCCGACGAGGTCGAGTTCCTTGATGAGGTCGTTGACGCTCGAGCCTCCGATCTCGGGTCGGATGACCGTCTCGTCGCCTCTCTTCTGTTCCTGTTCGTGGGCGACGAAGACTATCGAGCGTCCTGTCAGTCTCACGCGGTTGATGAAGTTGATGAACATCTGCTTTCTGGCTCCGTAGCCTTTGAGGGTGAGGCTTCCGCTGCGGTCTGCCAGTTTCGGGTCTGTGCGCTTGATGTAGTCCTCCATGAAGGCGAGGAGCTTGCCGCAGGTGTCGATGATGATGGTCTTGTAGTCTTGGCCGCCTTCGATTTCCTTGAGGGCTGCGTCGATGTCTTCCCAGCGTTCCACCTGCAGGGTGTCGACCATGTGTGCGCCGTTGATTCTTGTCACGCCTCCGTCGCAGTCGAAAAGGACTGGCTCTGGTGCAGAGCAGGCGAGTGTGGTTTTACCGATGCCGGGCTGGCCGTAGATGAGGACGGCGAGCGTGGGCTTGACTTGGAGTTGACTTGGTTTTCTAATAAGTCCCATTTTGCTTTGAATTTAAGTTGTTAGTAATTAGGTTATTTGTCTTCGATGATTGCAGGCACCATCATGTTCTCGCGCTTCCATTTGCGGTACTCGTCCTCGTACTTGGCGTATTCGAGGCTTATCTCGTCAAGTTTGCGGTCGCGCTCCATTTTCAGACGGTCGACCTTCGTCGATAGTTCGCGTTGCAGCATACGCACCTCGTCGTCGTATTGCTGGCACACTTTCTTCTTTGCTTGCTTGGTCTCAAACTGCTTCTGGTTGAGATTCCATGATTTTTTTCCATTGTTGTTTATTTTAATTGGGTTATAGGTCTACTTTTGGCTTGAGGCAGCGGTTTGTGAGTGGAAGCCCTTTGGCAATCCATTCCCTCCCGCCGTCGTTCTCGATCCACTCTTGGATGGTGTCCTTGGTGGCGTATTTCTGTCGCGTCCGCACCTTTACCTCGAACCGCACGATGGCCTCCTCTATCTTCTCGGCCTCGACCAGCTCGTTGAGGCGGGTGAGGCTGTAGAGTTTCTTGCTCGTGGCCTTGTTGCCTGTCCTCATCGGGCAGCCGTACTGCTCTTGGTAGCGTCGGACGATCTCGGCTCCGAAGAGTTCCGTGGCCTTGCGCTCGCTGATGAGGTTGGTCTTTCCCCGGTTGGCGTAGCGTTCCTCCATCCGTCCGAGCTGCTTGGCGGTGGCCAGTGCCTGTATGATGTCGCTGTATAGGCGGTCGCTCTGCATGGCTTATTTCTCTTTCTTGATGAAGTGTCCTTTCTCGTCGCGGGGGCATCCCTTGCGGGCTACCTTGGCTTGGAGATTGTCGAGCTGCTTTCTGGCTTGCTCGAGTTCCTTCTTGGTGGCCTCGAGCTGTTGGGTCAGTTTCTTGTTCTCTTCCATCAGCGTCTCGCGCTGTTTCTGGAGGCTCTGGTTTCTGCCGTGGAGGGCGGTGTTCTCGTCGGTCACGTCTTGGAGCTGCTCTTGCAGTCTCTTTACTTTTCTTGAGGTGAACATGGTGTTAGGTATTTAGAGGTGAGTCATTCCTGCGGGCAGGGGTTGTGGTCGTCGGGCTTGGAGAAGCCGCTGTCGTCGTCACCCTCGGTGGCGGGTTCCGGCTTGTCTTCCATGCCGTCGAAGTAGCGGCCTATGAAGGCTCCTGTGATGAAGAGGGCGATGCCGAAGAAGCGGCAGGCCAGCTCGTGGCTTGATCCGTCCTTGGTGCAGACGGCGATGAAGAGTCCCGCGATGGCGAGGACGGCTCCGATGGTCTTGCGGGTCTTCATTGCTGGCCTCCTTCCTCGGTTGGGAACAGCTCCTCGACTGAGCAGCCGAATTCCTTGGCCAGTGCTTCCTGTGCCAGTGCGTCGGGCTTGCGTGAGTTGCAGAGCCATCCTCGGACGGTGTTCTCGGTGACGTGGCAGGCATCCATGCAGCGTTGGATGAAGACCTGCGCGGGTGTGGGCGAGGGCTTGGAGTTCTTGGCCTCCTCATACCTCTCTTTGAGTGTCATTTTCTTTGTCATGGTATTGTGGTTTAGTAGTTGATTGCTTCCTGCTTGTTGATGAAGAAATGGATGCCGTGCGAGCATTCGTTCCAGCGGTCCTCGTCGAAGCTGTCAGGCGTGACGGTCTCGCCTACGATGTAGTCGCATGGCGTGTATTCGTAGTTCGTGATTTGGTCTATCGGGTTGTTGCCGTCTGTGTCGGTGATGGCCAGCACTTGCGCCTTGTCACAGCGGCACTTGTTCGACGTTGCAGATGATCTCCTGGCATCCTCGGGAATCAGCAGCTTGACCAGCTTGCCGTTCACCTTCTTCCATCCGACGAAGGCACCGTCAGAGGGGCAGGCGAATGGTACGAAGCTTATCTTTGTGTCTTCGTCGAGGTGGGCGTTGCGGAGGTAGGCGTTGCGGAGGTAGGCGTTGCTGAGGTAGGCGTTGCGGAGGTCGGCGTTGCGGAGGTCGGCGTTGCTGAGGTCGGCGTTGCTGAGGTCGGCGTTGCTGAGGTCGGCGTTGCTGAGGTAGGCGTTGCGGAGGTCGGCGTTGCTGAGGTCGGCGTTGCTGAGGTCGGCGTTGCTGAGGTCGGCGTTGCTGAGGTCGGCGTTGCTGAGGTGGGCGTTGCTGAGGTCGGCGTTGCTGAGGTAGGCGTTGCGGAGGTCGGCGTTGCTGAGGTAGGCGTTGCGGAGGTCGGCGTTGCTGAGGTCGGCGTTGCTGAGGTCGGCGTTGCTGAGGTCGGCGTTGCTGAGGTCGGCGTTGCGGAGGTAGGCGTGATCCTTAACCGCCTGCTCGACGGTCTTCCTGATGGTGTTGTCCTCGCATTCGTGTGAGTAGATGACTTCTCCTGTGAATCTGTTCTTGATTTCTATCTTGTTCATACGTTGTAGTTTTTATGGTTTCCGTTGAATTGCTCTTTGTCGATGACGGTGAGCGTGTGGTAGTAGCGCGGCTGGAGCGCGGCGGCGAGGGTCTCGCAGTGCTTGCGGCTGAATCCCGTGCCGCCTGCTACGCATCCGAATGAGCCGTCATTGAGGTAGTAGCCTACCCAATGGCTCGGAATGATGTCGCCCTTGATGTTGTCGGCGATCGTGTTCCTGTGTTGTGGATTTTTTGTCATTTTTCGTGTCCCTTTCGTGTTTTTCGTGTTTAATTCTTATTTTTGCATTGTGCTTGTTTGCTTTTGCGTTGCAAATATAACACTTTATTACGAATAAGTAACAATAAAAGTAACATTTTTTCAAATTATTTTACTAAATCTTTGTAAATTATGGATAATCAAGAACTTATAAAAGTAATAAACGGACTAAAAGAGGAGAAATACATCTACAATGACGCTGATTTGTGCCGAAAATTGGAGTGTTCAAAGGCTTTTTTGTCCGAATTGAAGGCAGGCAAAAGGCCAATTACGGAACAATTTGTTGCCCGTTTGCGTAACAAATTCCCTGATTTCTTTGCTCCAAAAACGGCAAGAATCGGCGAAAATGAGCCTACCCTTGGCGAGGTCGCCCGAATGATTGCCGACCACGACCGACGCTTCCACGACCAGATGGAGCGCATAATGGACGCGATGGGCATCGCCCCGAAAAAAGTTGCATCTATGTAAAACTCAAACCTATATCAAAATGAAAAAAGCATTTATGGCATTCGCGCTCTGCCTTGTTAGCGCGTTCTGCTTCGCGCAGGTCAGCATCCAAAAAGAGGAGCCAAAATATGAGTTCCCGATTAAATCCTACACGTCGTTTACTCATTGCTTGCAGGATGACACATTCTGCCTCGTCGTCAGGAGCGACAATGAATACGAATCGAAAGGGGCTGTCATTGAACTTGGAAACAAAAGCCAATCCATTGAATCAATAAACGCCATGCTGACAATGATGAAGGATGAGGGCGAGTATAAGATTGGAAAATACAAGTGCCACGCCTATGCAAAGTATATATATCTTTATCAACTTGGCGACTTGGAATATACGGCTGGGTCTTACACCATAACCGAGGCAAACTTGAAGAAGTGCAAAAAATGGCTTGAAAATAATTGACCTATGGATATCCGTTTGACGAGGAAACGTCTGGGGTTGACGCAGGAGGATTTGGCGAAGCGTCTTGGGGTGTCCACTCGCACGGTGCAGAACTGGGAGCAGGGCGGTGTCATCCCGGCCACGTCGCAGCGTGCCTTGGAGCGGCTGCTGTCGGGCTTGGAGGATGTCCGCGGATGGGACGAGGTCGTCTCGCGCCTTGACCGCATCATCGAGCTGCTGGAGGTTCTGGTAAGAAAGGAGGACGGCGATGGTACCCGCTGAGCTTCGTTTCGTTGAGGCCTTCGAGACGCTCCGTGCCTCCGGGCGCGTGGGTGTGACCGAGTTCTGCAGTGAGCTTGGCATCTCGAAGGGGACGTTTGGATCGTGGAAGTCCGGGACGACGAACCGCCACGCGAAGGTGGAGTGGTTCACGGCCTTGGCCGCTCGTGGTGTCAGTGCCGAGTGGCTTCTGCTGGGTACCGGGGAGATGCTCACCAAGTAAAACAAGGAAGGCCGTTATTTTACTTTCGGCTCGGAAAGTAAAAAAGGCGGCATCCTGTCCGGGTGTCGCCTTGCGTTGGTCTGGGTGTCGGTTATGGGTTCCGCATTCCTTCTATCCAGTCCTCGACGAGGTCGGACTGGCTGCAGCCGAGGTCTGCTGCCCATTGCTTGATGAAGGCCGCCGTCTCTGGCTGGAGACGGAAGCAGACCGCCTTACGCTTCTCGTTTCCCTTGGTGGGTCTTCCGTTGGGGTTGTTGGTGTGTCCTTTCGGCATGGTGTCTTGTTTTAGTTGGTTTTGTTGAGTTCGTAGAATCCGTAGAGGCTTTTGTTGCCGCTGTCCCAAGTGTCGTAGAAGTGTCCGTCAACGACCGCCACGACGTGGTGTGCCACCTTTACAATGTATGTCCCGGTGGGATGGCTCTTTGCGAAGCTCTCGACCGTGGGTCTCTTTGCTCCGCCTCGATTCGATACTCCTGTGTAGGTGAAGCCGAGGCGTTCCATTGCCTCTCTGGTCTTTCCCCTGTCGCATGCGAAGATGGTGTAGGTCTGCAGTTCGCGGCATATCGGTATTGTGAGGTCGAAGGCTTCCAGCCATGAAATGTTGAGAGCCTTGCTCAATGCGCGGACTTGACAATCTCCGACGGTGTCGGTGAGGTCTTTCTTGTTTGGTTGGTAGTAGATGAAGTGTCTGCTTTTCATTGTGTAGTCCCTTTCGTTTTTGTGGGGAGGGTTGCCCCTCCCCTTGTTTGTTGTTATCCGATAATTTCTTTTACTTGGTTGAGTTGCTTTTTCAAAGTCTCCAGCTCGTTGACAGCCTTCCAATATTCAAGCTCAAGTCTTTTATTGTCCTTTTCCAAAAACTCGATCTGTCTTTGTTGGGCTGCCATCTTTATGACATTGCTACGGCTGTAAGAGAGGAGGTTTTCCTTTTTCCAACGCTTGCAGAAGGTGTCTTTGTCGATGTCGGTGGCCATGTAGGCCTCGTTGATGGTTTCGAATTGTTCGGCTGTCGGCCAGAAGTTTGTTCTCTCGGTGAATTCTTGCTGTGTCATTTTGTTGTCCCTTTCTTTTGTTTGTTTTGTTGTTCGTTGTTGTTTAACGATGCAAATATACAAAAAAATCTGATACCGCAATACAAAACAAGAAAAAAAATGCACTTTTTTTCAAAAAAAATGCACTTTTTTTCGGTTTTCGGAAATTTTTGGCTCGTTTCTGGAAATTTTTGGCTGGATTTTGGCTTGATTTCGGAACGGTTTACTTGATTTGGAGGGGGCTTTTTTGATTTGTTACTTGATTTGGGTCGTCTGCAAAATCAAATTTTCAGCAGGTCGAGGACTTTTCGGTTGGCTTCCCATGCCTTGGTGAAGTCCCGCTCCACATAGATGCCTGTCACGCGGTCGGCTCCACGGCGGGCGTGGTTGAGGGCCTGGTGGACGGTGTCGAAGTCGAAGCCGCAGGTGTTCATGGCTAAGGTCGACCATGTGTGGCGGGCGTAGTAGAAGTTCAGTCCCGCCGGCACCCGCTCCCCTCCCTCGATGGCGTTGACGGCCTCCGCCACGTCCTTCAGCCCCTTGTTGACCATGTTGTTGAAGTTCTTGTGGCCGCTGTAGCGGGTGTGGAAGTTGAGCAGGTGGTGGCC